GATGTATGAGACTCCTACATATAGAGCATACCAGGGTATAAAGATTGCTTTAGATAACATGGCAGGGTTTATGGCTACAGAAAAAGTGACATCTGGTAGAGATGGATCTGCTACAGCTATTCTTAGAATTGCAGAAAGATTTGACTCTGTTAGACAAAGCTTTAAAGGAGTATATAGAGACTTAATGGAAGAACAACAATCACAGGTTAGAGGAGGACAAAATCTAGCTTATGATCAATAGTACATTGTAGAGTGACGAAATATGGCTGTCTCAGTATGGCCACGGCAAACGTACCCACCTGTCTCGTGGGCGGTGATATAGAAATAGATTGATAATATGGGGTAGACCACCAGCTTGCAAGCGTTGTGTTATCAATTGAATCTCACCTTGGTGGTTCGAGTCCACCCTCTACAGCTAACTTTATAAAAATGGGACCAATGTTATTTCCTTTATTACTTAACCATATATCATCTAGTTATAGTGACTATGTGGTAAATAAAACAAACCAAGAAACAGAAGATATGACATACAGACCAACAGTAACTGTATCTTATGATGAGTATCATCAGTTACAAGATGAGTTAAAAAAACTTAGAGAGATGAAGAGCAAAAACTCTGTATATGGCTATGCATATGCTAGAAAGAGAGATTGTTCAGAATTATTTCATGTAAATTTTGAGGGTATGAAATCTTCAAAAGCTATAACTGAACTACAGGAAGCAGTTCAGTTATTAAGAGTAGAAATGATGTCACTATCTTGTTCTTTAAGTGAAGCAGAGGAAGAAATAGAATATTTAAAATCTAGAAGTCTTTTAGAAAGAATATTCAATAAGTAAAAACTTAGGTTGATTGGAATTTGCTCAGACGAGCCAAACCGGTTAGAAACGCCAATCGTAAAAGCAGATGTCCACGCACCCATCTTCTGCTTTCCTAAAATATTAAATAATAAAACTATGAAACAGGAAGTTTACACAGACTATGAAAACATCAAAGAGTTTGCAGCTGTATCAGATGTAAAAGATGAATTCATGCATGATTGGACATTTCATTTTAATCCATATACTGAGTTATGGAATGCTATTCCAAGAAGTTTATACAATGCTTATTGGAGTAATTATGAAATAAAAGGTATACTACGTAGTAAAGACATTAATACACTCTTGTATTTATTACATAGAGATAAAGGAGATATTGATCAAATCCATAAAAGAACTAGTAGTGATACTAAGAAGTAATGTTTAAAGAAATACCTACATATGAAAATGGAGCGTGGGATGTAACTACCTTCTATACAAGGGAAGAGTTTAGAGACTTCTTGTTATCTATTTTTAAAGAACCCGGTAAGTACGAGTTTAATGAAACTAGTAAGATCTTTAATGAAGAAGGTCGTAAGTTTCAGAAACAAGGATACTATTGTGCAGCACCTGTAAAGACTAAAGACTTTATTGCGTATTGGAATGATCAGAAAGCAAAATGTCGTAATGGAGTAATTATAAAAGATGCTGGTAAAGCTTGGTATGTTAGTAGGGATTACTACATGTGGTTAAACTTCTTACCTATCTATGATAAAGAAGAAAAGAGGTTTGACTTTGCTAAAGTGAGGGATGCCCAGTATCACATGGCATTATATGAACATCTTGCTGAATTACATTGGAAACACGCTATTATTCTAAAGAAGCGTCAGATAGCGTCCTCTTATTTCCATATGGCTAAGTTAATTAACCAGTATTGGTTTGAAGAAGGAGCTGTATTAAAGATTGGTGCTTCTCTAAAGGATTATATAAACGAGAAAGGCTCATGGAAGTTTCTTAATGAATATAAGAACTTCTTAAATGAACACACAGCCTGGTATCGTCCAGCTGAGCCTGACAAAGTTGGGGCATGGCAGCAACAGATTAAAGTGAGGATAGGTGGTCGTGATACTTATAGAGGTTTGAAATCCACGATCAACCTATACTCTTTTGAGAAAGACCCTACACATGGTGTCGGTGGACCCGTAACATACTTCTTTCATGAAGAGGCCGGCATTGCTCCCAAGATGGATGACACCTATGGTTTCATGAAGCCAGCATTAAAGTCTGGTCACATGATTACTGGTCAGTTTATAGCAGCAGGATCTGTCGGTGACTTGGATCAGTGTGAGCCTATGAAAGAATACATCATGCATCCAGAAGAAAATGGATTCTATGGTGTAGAGTCTAATCTTGTAGATAAAGATGGAACAATAGGAATCACTGGTCTATTTATCCCAGAACAGTGGTCTATGCCTCCGTATATTGATCAGTGGGGTAACTCTAAGGTTGAGGAAGCTTTAGAGGCTCTAGAGAAAGAATTTGATAAGATGAAGAAGGACTTAGATCCGGCAGCTTATCAGTTAACAGTTTCTCAGCAACCACGTTGTATTGAAGAAGCTTTTGCTACACGTAAGGTGAGTGTATTTCCACCACACTTAGTAGCTAAACAAATGCAACGTATTCAAGATAAAGAATATTCTGTAGAATACTTAGAGCTTTCTCGTAATGCTGATGGAAAAATTATAGACAAACCATCTAGGAAGATTCCAATTATGGAATTCCCAGTGTCTAAAAAGACTGAAGACAAAGAAGGTGTAATATGCATTTATGAAAGACCTCATAAAGATCCTCCATTTGGGATGTACTATGCTTCTGTGGACCCTGTTAGTGAGGGTAAGACTACAACATCTGATTCACTATGTTCTATATACGTATATAAGAATCCAGTGGAGGTAATCAAGGATGATGGTAACGGAATGGTAAAGAACGAGATAGAGCGTGACATGATTGTAGCATCATGGTGTGGGCGTTTTGATGATCTTAACAAAACCCATGAAAGATTAGAGCTTCTTATAGAGTGGTATAATGCTTGGACAGTTGTGGAAAATAACGTAGCTTTATTCATTCAGTATATGATTTCTAAAAGAAAGCAAAGATATCTTGTACCAAAAGATATGATCTTGTTTTTAAAAGATATTGGTGCTAACCGTAACGTATTCCAAGAGTATGGATGGAAAAACGTAGGTACATTATTTAAAGGAAACGTTCTGTCTTATGGTATTGAGTTTCTAAAAGAAGAGCTTGATCATGAAACAAAAGAGAACGGTGATATAGTAAAAACTGTTTATGGTGTAGAACGTATACCTGATATTATGCTTTTACGAGAAATGCAAGCTTATAGAGATGGTTTAAACGTTGACCGTTTAGTAGCATTTTGTGCCCTTATAGCGTTTGCTAAGGTACAACAGAGTAATAGAGGACTGTCTAAACGTGTAGAAGTTACAAAAGAAAACTTGGATAACTCCCAGAAATTTAGTAAATTAAATTGGAGCCCCTTTAGACATATTGGTGGTTCTAAAGGTAATGGAGGTATGTCAAGAGCCCCTCGTAATCCCTTTAAAAATATGAAATAATATGGAAAACAATGAGCTCCACACAGAAAAGGTAAAGATCTTATCTAGACTAGTTAAAGAAAACTATATTACACTTGAAGAGGCTTTACTTCTTTTAAAGGAAGAAGAGAAAGAAGTTGTACATATTCCTTCTACATCAACAGGTACATGGCATACTAGTACTAGTCCAAACTATAATATGCCAATGTTTATCAGTAGTTCTGGTAGTGTTAGCATGGGTACAACAAGTCCATCCAGTATTTTAACAACTTCTTCATTTACTAATTCAATTGCTGAAGAACCAGCTGACTTAAATAATTAAATATCATGCAGATATACAATGCTCTAGATCTTAAATCTGGGAAAAAGGCGGATTATAATAAAATGGGTACACTTACCCAGCCTATCCAGTTTATATCTGAAAAAGAAAAGGATGAGGAATGGAGAGCATGGAACCTAGATTGGTTAGAGTTCCAAGGTATGAAACAACTTAGACGTAATGCTCGTAGACTTATGAAGAACTACAAGCTAGCTAAGGGTATTATTGATAAGGCTGACTACATTGTAGAAGAAGACAATGAGATGGCTGATCTTATTGATACTTTAACAAAAGAGGATGAGTCAGCATTAGAGCTTAAGTTCTATCCTATCATCCCTAACGTAATCAACGTGTTGTGTAATGAGTTCTCTAAAAGAAGCTCACGTATCATGTTTAAGGCTATTGACGAC